TTGTGCAAAGGATTTTACCATATCAGGAACATCAGATATGTGTTTATTTAGAGTGCCAAGTGGAATGTCTATGTTTAAGGATATAAGATCTAGATTTATCAAAGATGAGAGATTGAATAAGGTATTCCCATCAGAGGGTTATTTGGTTTTGGTACCTGGAGCAGGTAGACCTTTTGCTACAGTACAACAAGTTGAGATCGGAAAACTTAAACAAACATTGGATACCTATGATGCTGTTAATAATTCAGACGATACAACTGTCGATATTATTACATACAACTATTCTGAAACAGGTGCTTGTGGATCATTCTTGCTAATAGATGAGCAGAGAAGTATTGTTTCAATGCATATTGCAGGAAAAGGTAAGTTAACATCAGGTGAGGGTTACGGTGCGTTGTTAACAGAAGAATTGTTGGGTGAATTAATGCCACCAGATAAAAATGTCTTTGTTCGTGAGAAAATGGAGGAAGCAATTCCACTTGAAGAAGGTATAGTTCAACTTCCTATACAACAAATGGATGTTGAACCATTGTATGCGGTTCCCAGAGATATTAAACCATATGTCCCTGGTAAAACCAAAATACAACCTTCTTTGATTCAAACGAATACGGATGTTTTTAAACCGACAACATTTCCATGTATTTTATCTAAAAACGATCCTAGATATAAATACGACGATTCACCGTTAATTGCAGGAGTGATAGCACATGGAAAACCACCAACAGATTTTCCAACAGATATAGTGGATAAAGTGGAGAGTTATTTCTATGAACGTTATTTCAGATATCGTACTCCAATGGTAAATGATCCAAAGAAATTGACAATTGAAGAAGCTATTGTTGGTTTTGCGGATATAGAAGGATATGAGCCGCTCGATTTAACAACTTCTGTAGGGTGGCCATGGACTACGATTGGTAAAACTAGAAAAGAACAGTTTATGACGTTCAAAAGAAATGAACAGGAACAACCAATAGGAATTGAATGGATTGATGAACGGATAACAGCTCGCATAGCAGAAAATGAAATAAAAAGGAAGAAAGGAATCGTACCACCTGTTATCTTTGTGGATACGTTAAAGGACGAGCGTCGCAAAGAAGAAAAATTATTGAGATTTGGTGGAACACGTGTGTTCTGTGCATCTCCAATTGATTTTAGTATAGAATTACGGCGCAGTTTCTTTCATTTTATGGCTATGTTTAGACGCAGTAGATTAATCCAACCACATGCAATAGGTATATCTCCAGATGGACCTGAATGGACTACACTCGTAGAGAAGTTGTTTGAAAAATCAAAGACAAATATCTTTTCAATTGATTATTCAAATTTTGGTGCATCAATAAATCAGAAAATACTGAGAAGTGTTACCAATATGATTGTCAATTGGACTTTGACATATGTAGAAGGAGTGGATGAAATAGAATTAAGGACGTTGATGGAGAATTTGATACAAAGCGATCATGTAGTGTTAAATACTGTCTATCGTCAAAAATGTGGGGCACCATCTGGATCACCAATGACTGATATAATCAATTCAATGGTTAACATGATGTACATTGGTGTAGCTTGGATTATGATTGCTGAAAGACCACTAAATCAATTTGAAAGAAGTGTCTATTATTGCACATATGGTGATGATGG